AACGCTTGGTTCCTTTGCACCGACGTTCCTAACGGTCTGAAGCACTTCATCCGTACTCCGTTGCAAAACAATATGGATGGGGATTTCGACACCGGAAACGTTCGTTATAAGGCTCGTGAGCGTTATTCGTTCGGCGTGTCTGACCCTCTGGGTATCTTCGGATCACCCGGTTCGTCCTGATAAGTTAAGGGGGCCTTGTGCCCCCTTTTCTTTTGTTGTATATTGGTTTTAATCCGGGCTTTCCGGTGCATCAAACTGTCCCGGCAGACGACATACCGATTGATGCACTTAACTTGTATGTAAGGAATTATTATGGGATTCGCAACTCACCTTGGCCCTTGGTTGTTGGGCACCACCAAAGACACCACAGGTACTACCGCTGCCACCACTCGTAACACTGGCTCGACCATCGTGTTGCAAAGCAAGGCAGTAACTTTTGCTGAAACTACCGCAACCAACTTGGCTGCATTGCCCGCTGGTTCGATGATCACGGCTGTTCAACTGTATGTTGACACCACTGCTTTCAACGGTACAACCCCCACTCTGACTATCAAAGTTGGTACTACCACGATTGGTACGATCACACCTACCAGCGGTACTGCTGGCCTGTACACCATGACTGCTACATCCACTGCCGCTAACTTGGCACTGATGAGCAACGTGGGCACTTCTGATGTGTTTGTGACCTACACCGTAAGCGGCACTACCGTGACGGCTGGTGCTGGTACTCTGGCAATTGCTTACACTGTCCGTGGCTCTGATGGCGTTGGCTACCCTACTGGTCAGCAAAACTAATTGATCTCGGGAGCCTTGGCTCCCTTTTCTAAAGGAGATTGATTATGAATCAGACACCCGTAAAACAGGCACATATAAATGCCAGTGGATTTATGGTGCTTGGTAGAAACCGAGTCAAAGCCATCTCGTTTACTGGCTCTGCAACTGCTGGCTATGTGACACTGTTTGACACCACTGTTGCCCCAGTGACCACAGCGACCTATGGTCGTTCAGGTACAACCATAACCGTTACATTAACTGCTCACGGCTTAACCACTGGACAAGTTATTGGTATTGACTTTGCCGCAGGCACAGGCGGTACAGCAACAAACGGCAACTACGTAGTAACCGTTACAAACTCAAGTACGTTTACAGTTACAGACATAAACTCTGGGTCAATCACTGCTGGCGCGGCAATGGTTTTTGCAAACCGTTGGCTGATGACGTTTGATGTGGCGGCAGGAGACTACTTCAACAACGCGCCGTTTATTCCTGCTGATGGCGTAATTGCTGTCGATGGTATTTACGCCCAAATGAGCAACGTAGTAGCTGCGAACATTTTTTATGGCTGATAAAAGTTTCAACTTGGTAGGACGCAAGCTTATGATTGCGATCCCCTGCTACGATGGCAAAGTCAATATCAGGACTGCCTTTGCGATTGCAGAACTCGTTCCCAAGTTGGACAAGATGGGGGTACGCCTAAACCTCGTACACCTGTCTGGTTGCTCCATCATCACCAAAGCGCGAAACAAGTTGGTGCGTAACTTTATGGAGTCAGATTGCACAGACTTTTTGTTTGTGGACTCTGATGTGGTGATTAACACTGACGCTGTAACTCGCTTACTGGCCCTGTCAACAGATAAAGATATCGTGGCGGGTTCGTACCCCCGCAGATCAAAAGATGCCAAGTTTTTCTTGGATTTCTATCTTGATGAAGACGGTCAGCTAGAGTTTGACGACCACGGCCTCATGCGCGTTGAAAGCGTTTCCACAGGATTTATGTTAGTGCGTCGTCATGTTTTTGAGCACATGATTGAAAAACACCCAGAGTGGCAATACAAAGGCGATGGCGACGGCGAGATAGAACATGCGCTCTTCGACTTTATGATTTTGGACGGGCAGTATATTGGTGAAGACTATGCGTTTTGCCTGAGAGCAAGACACGAAGGCTTCAAGATTTACCTTGACCCCATGATCAGTTTGCCGCATATTGGCACCGAAGAATTTACTCGGGACTTTGAGAAAGACGTTCTACGACCCCTGCTCAAAGATCATGCAAAAGCACATTTAAAAGTAGCTTATGGCTAAGACTCCAGCATGGCAACGCAAAGAAGGCAAGAACCCCAACGGCGGCTTGAACGCCAAGGGACGGGCCTCTGCGAAAAAACAGGGTATGAACCTAAAGCCCCCTCAACCAGAGGGCGGCTCACGGCGAGACTCTTTTTGCGCCCGGATGGAAGGCCACAAGAAAAAGAATACGTCCACAAAGACAGCCAAAGACCCAGACTCTAGAATAAATAAGGCTTTAAGAGCATGGAACTGCTAACTTGTACTCGCTGTAAAGTAGACAAGCCAGCAACGGCTGAAGCTTTCCCATTACATAATAAAAAACGAAATGGTTTAGATAGCTGGTGTCGAGAATGCCGAGCCACTTACAGAAGCTCGATTAATCGCGGAAAATTTAGAGATGTAATTTCAGATGAGGCTCTCAAAGAATTAAAGTCCACCGTAAAGCAATGTGTTATTTGTGGAGTTGAAGAAAAATTAGTTGTTGATCACAACCACAAGACCGGTAAGATCAGAGGTTTGCTGTGTAATCATTGCAACAGAGGTTTGGGGCATTTTAGAGACGATCCTACTTTGCTAGAGTTTGCAGCGCAATACTTGTATGCTTCAGCAGAGCATCCAAAGTGGGACGCATACAAAAAGGGTGTGTCAAGCCATGCCTAGTACTTCTAAAAAGCAACATAATTTCATGGAGGCGGTGGCCCATAGCCCATCGTTCGCCAAGAAAGTGGGAGTCCCACAGTCCGTGGGCAAGGATTTTTCCAACGCGGACAAGGGCCGCAAATTTTCAAAAGGTGGTGATACTATGGCTTCAAAAATGAACCCCGGCATGATGGCAATGATGGAGAAAAAATCCATGAAGAAGATGGCTTCTGGTGGCATGGCTCCTTCGTCTATGGGCAAAGTTAAGACAGCGGCTCCTAGCCGTGATGGCGTTGCAACCAAAGGCAAAACCAAAGGTACGCAAGTCAAAATGGCTGGTTCCGGTGTGCCTAACGGTATTGGCATGGGCATGAAAAAAGGCGGCATGACCAAAAAGATGAACTACGGCGGCAAGTGCTAATTTAAGGAGTCCTTCATGGCTACCAAAGAGCAAATGCTTCAAGAAGTGCGGGATGAAAAAGAACGCTTGAAGGCGGAAAAAGCCTACAACGATTCTTTGACAAATACGGAGTATGCGCCTAAGCCTATAAAGGCCCCGCGCAGAAGAACCATGACTGAAATGCCCAAGGTGAACGAAATGGGTGATGCTGTTGGGTACAAATCAGGCGGTTCCGCTTCCAAGCGTGCCGATGGCTGTGCTGAACGCGGTAAAACACGCGGAAAGATGATTTAATCATGATGCCCAGCCGTGGAATGGGAGCTATAGCCCCTTCTAAAATGCCTAAAGGCGTGCGTAAAGCACGTCGAGACGACACCGACTTTACTCAATATGCTGAGGGTGGTAGCGTTAATGCTGCTGGTAATTACACCAAACCCAGTCTGCGTAAGCGGATCGTAAGCCAAGTCAAAGCTGCGGCAACTCACGGCACCGGTGCAGGGCAATGGTCGGCCAGAAAGGCACAGCTTGTAGCTAAGAAATACAAGGCGGCTGGCGGGGGCTACAAAGATTGAAAGCGCCGCAAAAATCCCTCAAAGATTGGGGCGATCAAAAATGGCGTACCAAAAGTGGAAAACCGTCTAGCAAAACAGGCGAACGTTACTTGCCGGAAGCTGCGATCAAAAGTCTCAGTCCTTCTGAGTACGCTGCTACCACACGGGCAAAGCGGGCCGGTAAGAAAACCGGCAAACAATTTGTAGCGCAACCCAAGAGCATAGCTCAGAAAACAGCGAGGTTCCGATAATGGCAAAGTTTCCTGATTTAACGGGTGATGGCAAAGTTACCCAAGCGGACGTTCTTAAAGGTCGTGGCGTTGAAGGCATGAAAAAAGGCGGCTCTGCTAAAAATTGGATTGCCAGTGCTATTAAAAAACCCGGTGCTTTAAAAAAAGAATTGGATGTTAAAGCGGGTGAAAAGATCCCTGCTAAAAAGCTTGCTGCGGCTGCAAAAAAGTCCGGTAAAGTAGGACAACGCGCACGTTTAGCTCAAACATTAAAAAGCTTTAAGAAATGACCACCACCGGCTCCACCCTCTTCAACATGGATTTTACGGAGATCGCTGAAGAGGCGTGGGAGAGGGCTGGGCGGGAAATGCGTAGTGGTTACGACTTGCGCACAGCGCGTAGGTCTATGAACCTGATGACCATTGAATGGCAGAACAAGGGCATCAACATGTGGACAATGGAGGAAGGGATTATTGACCTGACCCCCGGCCTCGCCACCTATGCGCTACCCACAGATACGATTGATTTGCTTGAGCATGTGATTCGTACAGGAGCTAACTCTTCATCAACCCAAGCTGACTTAACCATCACACGTATTAGTGTTTCTACTTATGCCACTATTCCAAACAAATTACAGCAAGCCCGTCCAATTCAAGTCTGGGTTCAGCGCCTTTCTGGGCAAGTTAACCCAACGAGTTCGGTCTTGGTCGGAGCCATCACCTCCACGAGCACAACGATCACGCTTAACACGGTGGTTGGGTTAGCCGGATCAGGCTTTATTCGGATTGGCACAGAAGATATCTACTACACCTACGTCACAGGCAACGTTCTTGGTGGTGTGTACAGAGGCCAGAACAACACAACCGCAGCTTCGCACGCTAATGGTGATGCAGTATTTGTCCCGCAGCTTCCAGCGGTAACTGTGTGGCCCACACCAGATAACAGCACAGACTATCAGTTTGTTTATTGGAGACTACGCCGAGTGCAAGATGCTGGCGCAGGTGTAGAAACAGCAGACATGAACTTCCGATTTTTGCCTTGTTTGGTAGCCGGTTTGGCCTATCACATCGCAATTAAAGTACCTGAATTGATGCCTCGCGTTTCAATGTTGAAGCAGATCTACGACGAAACTTTTGAAACTGCTGCTGGTGAAGACCGCGAAAAAGCGGCGGTTCGTTTTGTTCCTAGGCAGATGTTTATTGGTACAAGCTAATGGGCAATAGATTTGCATCTGGCAAGAAAGCCATTGCTGAATGTGATCGTTGTGGGCAGCAGTATTTACTAAAAAGACTGAAAACGGAGATCATCAAGCAACGTAAATATCAGTTATTGGTGTGCCCTGAGTGTTGGGATCCTGATCAACCCCAGTTGATGCTGGGGACGTTTCCAGTAGATGACCCGCAGGCTTTACGTAACCCACGAAGAGACACAACATATGTAACTTCTGGCATTAACGCAAATGGTAATTTGTCAGGTGGTTCAAGAGACATTCAATGGGGATGGAACCCAGTTGGCGGTGCTAGGGGTTTTGATGATGCGTTGACGCCAAACAACTTGGTAGCAACGGATTTTGTTGGTACAGTAACGGTAAGCGTAACCTAGGAGTTAAAAATGGACAAAGCAGATTTAAAACAGGACAAGAAAATGATAGCTGGTGCTGTACACAAGCACGAGAAGAAGCTACATCCCGGTCAACCCATGACTAAATTTGCCAAAGGCGGCAAGACCAATATGCAGATGCGTACTTTGGGTCGCGGCATGGCTAAAGTTGCTAACCAGATGAAGTCTTCAAGGAGCAAATAATGGCTAAATTCAGCAAAAAAGTGATGGGTAAAGAAGTTGGCGATGCTATGGTCTACGCCAAACCCCACACTATGGATGGCAAAGAAATGAAGATTTCTAACAATCCCGGCAAAGAACCTAACCACAGTGAGTTACAGACGTTAGATATGTCTGTTGGCGCGTACAGTAAATCTGCCGGTAATGAGCAGCCTAAAACAAGCGGCATCAAAATCCGTGGAACCGGTGCGGCTACCAAAGGTGTGATGGCAAGAGGCCCAATGGCATGACCTACTCCGAGTTGGTGATCGCTGTTTCTGACTACTGTGAGAATACATTTCCCACAGTGGATATGGATGTGTTCATCAAACAAGCTGAGCAGAGGATATACAACACTGTCCAGATTGCGAACTTGCGGAAGAATATGACGGGCACGGTTACAACTGGAAACCCCTACCTGTCTGCGCCAAACGACTTTCTGTCTGCTTACTCTTTGGCTGTAATCAGCGGCAGCGAATACTTGTATTTGCTCAACAAAGACGTGAACTTCATGCGTGAAGCGTATCCCAATACAGCAGCGGCGTATCGGGGAAAACCTAAACACTACGCTATCTTTGGCCCTCAGTCTTCGCTCGTAACTGAATTAACGTTCTTATTAGGCCCAACTCCTGACACCACATACAGCGTAGAACTTCATTTCTACTACTATCCAGAGTCCATCGTAACTGCTGGCACAACATGGCTTGGGGATAACTTTGATTCAGCCTTGTTGTACGGAACTATGTGTGAAGCTATCACCTATATGAAGGGTGAAATTGAAACGGTTAAGCTGTACAACGATAGGTATGTGCAGGCTATTGCGCTGCTCAAGAACTTGGGTGATGGCAAACAACGCATGGACGCTTACCGTGATGGTCAGGTCAGGATACCTGTGTCATGAGTATTGTTCAGACACAGACCACATCGTTCAAGGCCCAGTTGTATCAGGGTATACACGATCTGACTACAGACGTAATAAAGATTGCTTTGTATACCGCAGACGCCAATCTCAACGAAGCCACCACCGTCTATTCCACAACCAATGAAGTTGTGGCCTCTGGTTATTCAGCGGGCGGTTTGGTGTTGACCCCCATAACGGTAAATTCTTCCGGTTACACAGCTTATGTTGGGTTTCCAAACGTCACTTGGACGGCAGCGCTAACGGCTAGATGCGCATTGATTTACAACTCAAGCAAAGCCAATAGATCTGTTGCGGTGCTTGATTTCGGGGCTGACAAAACGTCAACCAATACTTTTACAATCACTATGCCACCAAACACGGCAACAGATGCGCTGTTGCGCAGCTCTGCTTCGATTTAATTAAGGAGTCCACTATGTTAAATACCAAAGCAACCTCTCAAGACACCATTGGTGCAATGCTGACCCGCGCTGCAAGTGCTGATGGTCACGCCAAAGCTGGCGGTGTATTTACAATCGAGTGCCATGACTCTGAGGGTAACCTCAAGTGGTCTGAAGCACTGCCCAACCTCGTGGTGAACGTGGGTCTGCAAGACATGAACGCGCAGTATTTCAAAGGCAGTGCTTACACTGCCGCTTGGTATATCGGTTTGTATGGCGCAGCCGCCAGTAA